TAAAACAAAGGGGGCAATTAAGCCCCCTCTTTTTTTGTCCAATACTCTGCTGTCCACCAATTGTTATAGTCTTTTACACACCCGCACAAGTCGTTCGCTAACGCTGTACCGATAACATAAAGAAGCCACAAAATAAGACAAGAGTATATACTCCATTTAACGATTGTCTCCACTGCCAGAAAGAGTGCCACGACTTTTCCTGTCAGCAAGTTTCTGTATGTTGTTTTCCATGATGTGACCAAGATTCATTCCTAACTCATCTGCTAATACAGCACAGTACCAAAGAACGTCACCGACTTCATAGCCTATTTCAATTCGCTTTGCTGCGTATTCATCTGGTGCTGCGCCATCTCTAATAAACTTCTTTACCTTATTTGCTATCTCACCTGCTTCACCTGTGAGGCCAAGAGTTAGATACTCCATTGCCCTTTCTTTTGGGAAGATAGCTGTCTCACAGGCTTTAGATTGATATTCACTTGCTGTAATCATACTCTTTTGTTTCTCCTTCAGCCACTGTTTAAACTCTTGCTCCAAGTTCATTTATCTTCTCCAGGTTTTCGTAGTACGCGGCATTCCAGCCACGTTGCCACTCGCGATGTTGCATAGTGTTGTGATCCATGCCACTATCTGTATGATGGTATGCAGTACTCTTGCCCCTCTTTCTACCAACACATTTCTTAAACGCTTCGTAACCCCACTCGTACTGAATACGAAGTGGGGCATCGTATTTCTTCAGACCATTACGCCTCATCAGATGATTCACCTTCTGCCTGTTGTTGTGCTACTTGCTGTGCTTTCACCGTTGGTTCTACAAAGAACTTGTTAAGCATCTCCAACTTATCGTGGTAGTCTGCTACTTCAGCAAGTTCATCTTCAATTGCTGTACCAATGTCTTGATGCTCACCAATGCCTACAGGGTTGTTAAGCAATACCTCGATGTTTGCGAGGTGCTTGTTGATGTGACCCATAAGATGTGATTGTTGTGCATTAATCAACCGTTCTTTCATTTTGTTTCTCCTTATGTTTCTGTTTCAACTTCTGCCATTCTTGGTAAGAGGGATGACTACGTGGTGGATTAAATTGTATCCAGCCTTCACCCCTCTTCCATATCATATTAGAGTTTGTCTGTGTCTTCGTTGAAGGTGCCATCAGGCAGTGCCTTCTCTAATGTAGCCATATTACCTGAATCAATCTCTCCATGAACATTGATAGCACCATCGTTCCAATCATTCTTTGAGATTGTTAGATCATTGCAGTACGCATACAGAGAACTAAAGGCAGATGCGGCTGATGCTACATCCTTTGTGTATGTATCGAACTTAATCTTCATCTTTGTTTTCTCCTTTCATCCAACTATAATCTTCATTATATTTATCTACTGCTTTTGTAATTAGTGAAAGTATCCCCTCACTAATAAGTGCTTCCTTTGCTTCATTGTCGCACTCAAATGTTACAGTGGCAGAACCATCTTCGTGTTCCATTACTTCCTGTATAACAATTTTTCCTGTCATTGTCAACGCCTTTCTGTACTTTTATCGTTGTAAATAATGCAATGCCATTTTAACTCTTTCTATTGAATCGCCTAGTGTTCCTAAAGCAAGATTACAAGGAGAACACAGCCACCCCCTAAACACTTCAGTTTCATGGCAGTGGTCTAGCACTAGGCGATCTTGTTCTTTACCACAACACTCGCAATGTTTAGGCATTGGTGGTGCTGTTTTTCGTATTCTATTTACAGTTTTATTATGCTTACTTTGACAAGACTTGCATGATGTACTTCTACATTCCCTATCTCCTGTTGCTCGTCTGTACAATCTAAAAGATGTTCTGGGTTTTTTTAATCCACAATCTCTGCATAAAATACCATTCTCATCTTCTTGATGTTCTACTGCAAATAATTCGTACTGTAGCATCATGCTGCATCTAAGTCAACTACTTCACACACGCCAGCAGTACAAGCCAACTCGCGTCCACCTGATGTGGTATCTTCCTTCTCAAACTCCTGTAGTTTTGACCAGTCTACACTCTTTGGCATCTTTGCCAAGAACTCTTTGTATTGTTCTGCATCAATGTCCTGATAAGGTGCTTGCTTATACACATGGTCATCATGTGGCAAGAAACTAATACCAGATACCTCATCGAAGTTTTTATACACCCAAGCACCTACCTCAAACCACTCATGTTCTTTTACAGTAATGGTAACACTAGGTTTGTGTTCACACCAGTAACGCTGATACATTAACCACAACTCAAGTTGTTCAATAGCAGTCATATCTGTACGAGTTACAGCACGATCAGGCGACTTCATAGGAAAACTAAATACCGTTGTGCTGTCTGGCTTCATGTGATCTGGTTCAGCAGGAATACCAGTGCTAATCAGAAACTGTGTAATTGGGTCTTTGTTATCCCCTCGAACAGTCCTGATGTAGTAAGGGTTATGCCTTGCATGAATGCCTGATGCACTATCGACTAACTGACTGACTGTACCACTAGGCTTAACACAAGTAATGGCTGTTGATTGTGGAATACCAATCTGTTCAGCCAGTGCTGCATTAGTTTCGACAGCAACATCACGTAGACGTTCAAGTGTCTGACCAATATTAATACCTAAATGTGCCGACTTACCAGACAACAGTTCATTATCCATGATACCTGTAAGGGATACACCGAGCAAGCGTTCTTCCTCTGTGTTTTTCTTCCAGATATTACGAAGATATTTGAAGTCAGTCAGTGTTGATTGGAATGTACCAAGAATTGTAGCAAGGCGAACCTTCTCAGATAGAGTCTGTTGTGTATCTGATGCACGTGCTACAACCTCTGATAGATTGCAGAACTGATATGGGCGCAGGATAATTTCACTACATGGATTACACCCAAACTCATGTTCAGTATCACGCCGACCATTCTTCGATGCTTGCATTTTTGCCGATTGCCTGTTAAATATACCACGTTCACCTGACCTTGATTCATACAAAGCCAGCCATTCGCGCATGAATGTACCCATCTGTGGCTTCTCTTTGTAAGCAACACTGTTGTTAGCAAGCATACGCTGTCCTTCATACTTAAACCAATCACCTGCTTTTGCATGACGCATCTGGTCATCGTTAAGATTAGACAACGAAATCAATGCGCTACGGCGCACACCACCGACTACAACAACCTCGCCAATCTTACACATAATGTCGTGGCATTCGATTGGATACAGCCTACGTCCTGATGCCGCCTTAAACTTTTGAATGATAAACTCAAATAGTTCTTCCAGTGGTGCTGGGCCAGATGCCCGACCACCAAATGTTTTAAGACGTGCGCCCGCAGGACGAACTTCTGACACATCCCATTTAGGAATTTGCCCAGCATACAACAGAGAGATAAGTTCACGTAGCGCTTTCGCCCAACCTGGACGGCTATCTCCGACCTTGATTACTGTATCGCTTTCTTCAAAGTGTTCATTTACAATAGGCAGTTTCTCAACGCAACTGCGTTCCACAGAAAAGCCTACGCCTGTTCCACACATGAGAATATACATTGTCTCGTCAAATGCACGTGGGCTATCTACAGGCACGTATGAGCAGTTATAGCCACCTACATGGCAACGATCTAGTGCTGGACCTGCAGTCATCAACGCCCTCATGCTAGGCATGATTTGCTGATTCAGTACAGCCTCTTCTAGTTCAGCCCGTAGTTCATCCGACAAGACATAGTTATGTTTGTCTGCAAGATGCTTTTCCATATAGTCAAAGTATCTGGATACAGTTTCAGTCCATGTCTCTCTACGTTGCTCATCTTCTTTCCACCTCGCGTAACGTGAGAGTGCAATAAAGTTTTGGTAGTCTGTTGGTAAATAGTTGTTCATAGTATATCACTCCATAATTGTTTTTATATTTCTAATGTTAGCACCCTCTACTTCATAAAAGTATTCTTCTAAACTATCCTGTATATCCTGCCCTACATTTTCATCAGCTGGTATAGGGTATTCTTCTGGGTCAATGTCAAGTGTAATGTATACTTTAACTCTTGTCATGTCGTTCCCCATAAGTTGCTAGACGATTCATATACCAATTAGCCTTTTTAATATCTTGATCGCCGTTCTTATATCTTTCTCGCCATGTGTACTTGATGTTGTTCCCCTTACAGTACCCACGAAATTCTTCAGGTGTTAGTGCTGCTTCAATAGCCTCAATGCATTCAATACCTGCGTGATTATAGTGAGGTGGATTGTTTACCATATCAGGACGTACTCCGTCAAGCCATTTATTATCTGACTGTTGTTCTGCCTGTTCAGTCTTGTCTTCAAAGACAACATCTTTCCACTGTCGCTTCATTTCTATTTCTTTCATTATCTTATTATAATCTGTCATCAAGCGCTACCTTTCGTGTCTGTGTTAAAGTTTATTGTTATTACGTTACCATCTACACCCTGCACAACAGGCTTGTCACTTCTTTCATCAAACTCGTATGAAAAATAATTCTCCACATAGTTAGCAACAAAGTCTCTGAAAGCCTCATCCTGTTCCATCAAAGGAATTGTTGATAGCATACACTTTACTACATACTCTAAGTCCTCATATAAAGCCCTTGGTATTTCATTATCCTGTGAACTAATGACAGAGAAACTAGCCTCTCCTGTAAACTCACCTTCATCAGTTTTAATTGGACTAACACGAATAAGAAAATCTTCTTCTGTAATCTTAACCACTTCTTTATCTTCTTCGTTTTCCTCTGTCATTTATTGCTCCTCTTCACTTTAGTTCCTGTAAATTTAATAAATTTCTGATGCCTATTTTTCCCCTTTTCCTTTAGCCATTCTTCAGGTATGATCCTATCATAATAACGAAAGCCATACTTTATGCACCACTCTGCGTATGTAGACTTAGCACCCTTGCGTAGCTTTCGTCTGCTGTTTTCAAAGACAAACCGAATATCTAATTTAGGATGCTGACGTTTGATTGCAAGGTGCTTTCTTCTGTCAGCCGCTGTAAACATTCCTTTTGTCTCAATGATTATACCATTGGACAGCACGAAGTCTGGAGTATATGTCCTGTAAGCAAGGTCTTCCCATTCAATCTTAATAGACTCGTAATCAAATTTTACTTTCAGGTCTGTAAGATATTCAGAAATCTTATGCTCAAGGCCACTACGAAATCCTAACTTACGTGCTGCCCTAAATCGTTTCGCATTATGCACTGCTGTATTCACTCGCTAGTTCAACGTACGAAACAATCTTTGGTTCCTTTGCCTGTGACTTCACTGCTGGCAACTCTTTCATGTTAGGCCAACATGCTTTGCGATAGTCACAGAACGAACACTCTTTGGCTAGGACTTTGTTACCAGTCGGCTTGCCTCTGAATGTTTCTTCTACAGGTTCAAAGCAACGCTGAAACTTATTGTCATCTACAGTCTTGACTGTTTGTACAATCTTCAACATTTCTTTTTCAGATTCAACATTAGTTGCTGGTACATATTTAAAGTTACCGTTTGCTTTATTAACTACCCACCAGCCACCTGGTTTTAAGCCAGTTGCTGTAGCATAGCCAACAAGTTGTCCGACATATCCGAAAGCATCTCCATCACGAAGAGTTTCAAATGACTCAAACTTGTTACGATAAGACCAATCAGATGCTGATTTAACATCATCAACAGCACCATCAATAACAAGGTCATATGTTCCATTAATGGTATGCTCTCCAATATCAAGAGATACATTTTCGGAATCACCATACTCTACTCCTGCTTCAGTTAATAAACCTTTGAACACTGCTTCAACGATGTCGCCAAGCATCATGTTCATTACGAATGTGGTTGGGCGAGGCAGGGCAGTCTCTGGTTTATTCTTCTCAAACCATAACTGGCAGGTTGGCCTACCAATATTTGACATGCGAAGTTTAAACTCTCTACTACCTGACTCACCAAACTGGCGAAGCACAGCCTGTCGGACATCTTCCGCAATCTGATTTGCAGTTTTTTCCGACATGGTAGACTTCCCATTGGAAGCCTTCTCCATGTAACTATGCAACGCCAGTTCAGCTGGATGGTTCATACTATTCTACCTCTTCAACATCAATGTCAACAAAAGATTCAGCGAGTTCTTTCTCTTCTTCTGTTGCTTTTTGTACGTTCTTCTGTTCCCATTCAGACAGAACCCAACGATTATGATTCTCAATCACAGCCTGAAAGTCGCGCAGTAGGCTTTGATCTTCATCAGTAATCTCGTGTGTTGTGTTAAGGTCTGCCTCACACACAGGAATGTAGTATGGGCCATTAGGTCCAGTTCGTTCTGCAGTGGATACAATTATGTCATGCATAATTGGAAGCCTACGATGCTGGGCAAACTTGGCTGTAACGTCTGCGAAATTTTTGAACCCTTCCTTTTGGCTAATGTCAAAAACAAAAGGCACGTTCTCAAGTTCTGCTGCATTACCTTTCTCATCCTTTGCATCAATAAACGTGACAGTACCATACGTAGAACGTGTACGTTTGATTGATCGGATCAGGTCTTGTTTATCCTTTGACAATGCATCAAAGTCCTTGATGTACCCAGAAGGTTTGCCACAGTTAAACCCACCATAGTTATCTTTAAGATCAATTTTAAGATTTTCTGACATAACTGTCTTGACATAGTTCTTTGCATTAGGGTCATACTTCTGGTACATAAATCGTTGCATGAACATACGCATCTTAATCTTCTCTGCGTATATAGTTTTACCCTCAACGTCTGCCATGAAGAATGATCCTGCAGATACTATATCTACATTCATCATCTTACCATTGACTTCTGCCTTACCCTTGATGGGCTGGCTATGAATTTTGATTCTTGCAAGTGTGCTTGCGTTGTCATTGGTATCAGATGACATGCCCAACATTTGGGCCACTGCTGCATAATTATTAGAATCAATTACTGTTAGTTCACTCATATGTATTTGCTCCTTTCATTGAAAATAGAACCGTAGTTGTATCACACTACGTCTTTTGTGTCAAGCCAATTATTACCTATTTTTGCCTCAAGTTCTAGTGGTACATTAAACACAATACCCCAACGCATTGTAATTAAACCTGGAAGGTCATCATTAGTTTTTTTAATTATGTCCAGTACAGATCGTTCCTCGAATGGGTGTACGTCAATTACAATACTGTCATGTACTGTGTTGACAACACACGATCTCATGCCGTGCAATAACTTTTCTATGTGAAGCAGGGCGATGGGAACAATGTCTGCTGTAGCAAACGACTGCACAGGATAATTCTTAATCTGCGTGAAGTTAGTTACACGACCACTCTCAAGACGCTGTACACCCTCAAACTTAAACTGCCTACCAGAAGGTGTAGTAATCATCTGTGTGCTTAAAGCCTCTTTAGCCAATCTGGAATGCCAAGCTGCGATGCCCTTGTATTTCTGCGTAAAGTGTTCGTAGTACGCTGCCTCTGCTTTTGTTCTGCCAAATCCGGTGGCACCGTATAATGGTGCGAAGGTGTGGGCTTTCGCAGTCTGCCTATCCGTAGGCTGACCAGCATCGGTAATAACTTTAGCGGTGTATGCATGTACATCAAATCCAGTAGATACTTCCTCAATTGCAACTCCATCCTGTGATAAAAATGCCGCCACTCTGAACT